GCTTATCAGCGCATGGGTTCCAAGCTCCGAAACACCATTCGTACAGCGAATGGGGTCAAGAACAAGACCACGTTTCAAAAGATCGGTAAGGGATTTGCGACTACGAAGGCACGTCATGGCAATGTCGCGCCGATGAATCTCGAACACACCAACGTCAGCGTAACCCTTGAGGATTACTTTGCCGGTGAGTGGATCGACGATCTGGATCAACTGCGTGTCAATCACGATGAGATGCTCGTTGCTCAGCAGTCTGGTGCATATGCACTTGGCCGTAAGACCGACGAACTGATCCTCGATGCGATGGACACAACCACTTCAACTGCTAACGAGACCAGTAATGGTGCGACTCTGGCATGGGCATTTGGCCTGATGGAATCGTTTGGTAACAACGATATTCCTGATGACGGACGCCGTTATGTTGTTGTGGGCTGGGAGAACTGGTCACAGCTGATGGATCTGGATGAGTTCTCTCGTGCAGAATACGTTGGTGAAGGCGATCTTCCGTTCATGAATGCAATGACTGCTAAGCGTTGGCTCGGCTTCATGTGGTTCCCGTTTTCGGGTCTGGATGATGACGGCTCCAACCGCAAATGCTTTGCATGGCATTCTGATTCAGTTGGCCACGCTATCGGTGCTGATGTTTCTTCAAACATGCAGTATCATAACGACAAAGATGCTTACTTTGTTCTCAATAAGATGCAGATGAACTCTACTCTTATTGATGCAAATGGCGTCTTTGAGTGCAACCTCGCGAAGTAAGGAGATAGATCATGGCTTTCGATAAAGACAACCTGTCTCTGGTCAACTACAGCGGTAATGGATTCCATATCTGGCATTACACTACCACTGATGCTTCGACTGTCGTTGATGGCGCAGGTTACTTCAACCTGGTTGCCAACGAGATGAACATCGGTGATGTGATTTTTGCCAACACCGCTACTGGTGGCTCGCCTGTTTATGGCATCTTTGCCGTAAACGCTAACGACGGAACTACCGTTGACGTAGCCAACATGGTCAGCCTGTCTGGTACAGACTCTGACTAATGGCTAAGGCACCAGCAAAAAAGAAGGCGGCAGCGAAAGCTGCCCCTTCCTCTCCCAAGACGATTAAAAGGCGTAATGCCATTGTTACTCTTGGAAAGAACGCAACTCTTGGAAAGGGTGCAAGTTAATGAAAACATGTCCTTCATGCCCGACTCCGGCTAAGTGCCGTGCAGCGGGTAAATGCCTTAACCCTAAGAAAACCACAAAGACAATGGGCAAGGGCTACGGTAAGTAATGCCAACGACTCCATCCACCGACATTGAGGTAGCCCAGAAAGCAATGGTTCTGATTGGATTGGAGCCATTGACTTCGTTTACAGATGCTACTGATGAAGCTCTGGTAGCGAATACCATCTTCGAGGATGTTGTTACTGACTGCCTTGGTCAGCACAACTGGAACTTTGCCACAGGCCAGAAGACGCTTGCTCGTCTTACTGACGTTCCTGTTGATCGGTGGGATGCTGCATACGCATTGCCTACAAGCCCTGAGGTTGTTCAGGTCATCACAGTAACAATTGATGACGTGCCACAACCATATGACATCTATGAGCGTTATGTTTACATCAATGCTCAAGAAGCTGACACTGTAGTACTGAATTATGTATTCAGGCCTGAGACCCAATATTGGCCCCCAACCTTTACTATGTGGGTTATATTCCGCTTAGCTTCTGTCCTGGCCCTTTCAGTCACTCGGAAAGCTGATGTTGCAAGTTCCTACACAACCCTTGCAGACCAGCAATTCCGTCGTGCAAAAGCAAGAGACAGCCAACAGGTAACAACACAAGGTCTACGTCTAAGCCGCTTCCACCGTGCTAGACTTGGCAACGGGATCTATCAAGAGATAGAAGGAACATAGAATGAGCAAGCTACTAAACAAAGACGGATCTTTTGGCCCAAGAACTCTTGAGAACTTTAAGAAGGCTGGAATTAAAATACCATACCTCCCGAGTGGTGAAATTGATCTCAAGCTGCTGAAAGAGAGAACTGATGCTTTTGTAAAAAAGCCCGGCATCTTTGGCAGACTTATGGGCAAAAAATAAGGTTCAAAATGAATGGCCCTGCTGCGACAGCTATACACAAACTTTACGTCAGGGGAGCTAACGCCACTCTTTACAGCGAGGATTGATTCCAATGCTTACAAGAATGGTGTGAAGGATCTTGAGAACTACAGAATCCTTTCTCAAGGCGGAATCCGTCGTCGTGGTGGATTTGAATACCTACAGACGATTACAAACACAACATATCAAGCTGAGCCTTACATCTATGATGAGGATGAAGCTTACATACTTCTTTTTTCCAATACGAAACTGGAAGTTATTGATGTATCAAGCCCGACATCCATAGTTCAGACGATTACGTCCTGTCCCTGGACAACAGCCATGATTGGTGAGTTGCGAGTTGCTCAGTCTGGCGACACGATGATTGTTGTTCACAAAGACTTGGAAATGCAGAAACTAACTCGCACAGCTGTAGACACATTCAGCCGTGCAGCTTTTGCGTTTGATACGAGTAACAACTATGTTCATCAGCCTTACTACAGGTTCGTTGATCCGGCAGTCACACTGACTCCCCAAAACGCCAACACTGGAAGCCAAAATGTAACGGCAAGCACATCTATATTTAGTTCTGATTGGGTTGGTGAAGAGATAGAGTTTACGGATTCAGATGGTGAGGTTCATCATATTGAGATCACTGCCTATGTTTCTGCTACAGTAATAACTGGAACTTTTGACACCGCCCCAGTGAACACAAATGCAAGAGCGACTTGGAAAGAGCAGGTTTTCTCAAGCCGTCACGGTTATGCAAGGAGCGTTGCGTTCCATGACCAAAGGCTGATTTTTGGTGGGTCAAGAGATCTTCCTAACCACCTGTTTATGTCGAAAGTAGGAGAGTTCTTTAACTTCGATGTTGGCACAGGCCTTGATGATGAATCGATACAGGTTCAGATTGCTGAAAACCAAGTCTCTGAGATCAAGTCCATCGAATCATTCAGGCACTTGTCAATCTTTACATCAGAAGCGGAGCTTTACGTTCCGACGACAGAAAACAGGCCGCTAACCCCAAGCACGATTGCCATCAAGCGCCAGACATCATATGGAAGCGGTGAAGTGCCGCCAGCAGAGTTTGATGGTGCGCTTGTGTTCCTTACCAAGTCCAAAGGGGCAATTAGAGAGTTTGTCTTTTCTGACCTAAGCCAAGCATATAATTCTGACGCACTGACGCTTTTGTCAAAAGAGATGATTGGGTCTCCTGTTGATATGGTGGCACAGCGTGAAGCTGCCGATCAGGTTGAAGCCTATCTCTACACAATTAACAGTGACGGCAAGATGCCTGTCATGGTCAGTATCCGTAAGGAGCAGCTGCAAGGTTGGGCTGAATATACGACAGATGGTAATTTCAAGAACGTTGTTAACGTAAACAGAAAGATCTACGCTATTGTGGAGCGCACTATTAACAGTTCGACAATAACGACGTTGGAGCTTTTGGATAACGAGTACCACACAGACTGCGCCAGTAAGCAGACAAATGCTTCTGCCATTACTGACTGGACCGTATCTCATCTGCCAAACACAGAGGTAGTGGTAAAGTCTGGAAACTATTCTCTTGGAACATTCACAACAAACGGCAGCGGTGAGCTAACTCTTACAGATGCTGTTGATGAGGTTGAGATAGGCATTAACTACACGCCAACAATGACCACACTGCCTCCTGAGTTTACATTGCAGGACGGCATATCTGTCGGTCAAAAGCGCAGGATTGTCAGGGCAGTTCTTGATTTGAACGAGACACTCGATGTAAAGACAAAAGGCACCAGCGTGCTTATTCGTAGGGTTACAGACGACTTTTCTATCGAGCCGACGCCTCTAAGCACCAGAAAGGAGATATACCTTCTTGGATGGTCATCTGAGGGTACGGTGACGATAACTCAAGATCAGCCACTGCCGCTTACATTGAATGGCTTGCTTTTGGAGGTAGAAATCTAATGGGCGTTGGTCTTCAAGTTGCTGGCCTTATGCTCAGCATGCAAGCTGCTCAAATGCAGAAGTCCGTTTATGAAGCGGAAGCAGCTGCATCTGAAGAGCAAGCTGAAATGGCAAAAATTGAAGCTGCTCAGCGTGAAGTAGAGCGTGAGCGTAAGCTTCGTCAACAGCTTGCTGCGCTTGGTACAAGTATGTCCAGCCAAGGCGTTGCTCTTGGCACAAGCCCAAGTGTATTGGCTTTGCGTGACGA